TTACCGCAAGCTGGGGTCTACCCGACAAGGAAACTCTCAATGTCTGCAGAATTCAAAGCAGAAAAGGTTGCAGCTCCTCAGAACGAAGCTGAAGCCAAGGCAATCCACGAAGAACTGATGTCTCTGGCATCTGAAACAGATAAGTTCATCTCTGAAAATGAGCAGAACTGGAACGCTGAAATCGACGCACAGTACCAGGCTCGTCACGCACGAGAGCAGGGTCTGTCTGAAGCTCTGGAAGTATTCAACAAGAACCGTGAGCAGGCTGCTGCTCGACGCGAAGAGCTGAACTCTCGCGTTGAAGGATACGACTTCGTTTCTTCTCTCGGTGGTTCTAGCGACGTTCGACGTAAGGCTGTTGAAGCTGAGCGAACATTCGCAGACGCTGCTGCTAGCCTCAACGACCGTGACCTCTGTGACGCTGCTGTTGTAGCTCGCGTTCTGCAGGCTGCTGGTTGCGATCTCGACGCTTCTCACCACGCTGCCATCCAGGCTAACATCCAGCACACAGCAAGTGTTTGCCGTGACGCTGAAATGCGACGTGGAAAAGGCTTCCTGGTTGACACTGTTGGAACTGACGTTGTCCGAGCTATCCAGTCTGCACAGAAGCGTGGACAGGACGTTCGAGCTGCTCTGAGCACTTCTTCTCCTTCCAGCACAAGCACTGGAAGTGGTTCTCAGTTGTTCAACAACGACTTCATGACTCGCATCGAAGCTGCTCGACTGGCTTACGGTGGAGTTCTTTCTGTTGCTGACGTTATCGTTACCGAGTCTGGCGAATCTATCGTTTGGCCTACAATTGACGACACAAGCAACGCTGGTGCACTGGTTGCAGAAGCTGCTGGTCCTGTCAGCTACGTTGATCCTTCTTTCGATGAGAAGGTTTGGGGTGCTTACAAGTACGGAAGCACTGGAATCAAGTTCTCTTACGAGTTCGCAACTGACAACCAGGTTGGATTCGTCGGCATGATTGCTGACCTCCTGGGTGAGCGACTCGGACGCATCGAGAACAGCGTTCTGACATCTGGCGATGGAAGCAACAAGCCTACCGGTATCGTTACGGCTTGCCCAGCTGGTCCTACAGCTGCTGCTAACAACGCTATCTCTTACGATGAGCTGATCACTCTGGAACACAGCGTTGACCCTGCTCGACGTCGTGACGCCAAGGGTTACATGTTCAACGACAACACACTGCTTCTTCTCCGTCTCCTGAAAGACGGCGATCAGCGACCGCTGTGGCAGCCTGGTGTTAACGTTGGCGCACCTAGCACGCTCAACACTTACAGCTACACCATCAACCAGGACATGGACGGATTCGACGGTTCTGCTTCTCTGAAGCCAGTTATCTTCGGCGACCTGTCTGCTTACAAAGTACGACGCGTTCGCGGTATGCGACTGGTCGTTACCGATGAGCTGTACGCTGAAAGCGATCAGGTTGGAATGTTCGCATGGATCCGCTTCGACGGAAACCTGCTGAACGCTGGTGACGATCCTATCAAGGCAATCGTTACTCCTGCCTAAGTTCACTGAACCATTCGGGGGAACTGCCGACTCCCCCGGATAACTTGACGCAAGGTCCGGTGTAGGACTTTGTTTGCGGCATGTCCGCACTTCCGAAACGGTCGGCGTTGGGAGTGCGGACTTTTTCTTTGCTATGCCAGCCGACCCAGGAATGAAAGTTGTCTCCATGACTAAGTCCCGACCCAAAACCTCTGTTAAGTCTGAAGGCGACGTTGCCGCAGACGAGCCCAAGATTGCTGACGGTGCTGCCAAAGCCAAAGCCGCTTCGCGTGCTAAGGCTGAGCAGATCGTAGGCGTATGGGTAGTCCCGCACAACGGAATCAGTGTAAACCGACGAGTTGCTGAAACGGATCCCGCTCGCATTGAGCAGTTCGGTCCTTGGAAAATCGACCGACGTGGTAAACTTGTACACGAAGCACGAGCGATTCACCCCAAAGAGCCAGTTCTGATGCCTCCTAAGATGGCTAAGAAGTTCCTGGACAAGGGTTTCGTCCGACGATCACGAGCGGAAGACTGGGCCAGTGGTGAAGCACCTCGCCCAGAAGCAATCGACCTGGTTTGCCACGATTACGACAACTAGAACCCGAAAGTAGTAGACAATGCCACTCCTCAACCAGTCTATTCCATCCCTTCCCATTGACGCCCGTGAAGTACTCGGTGCCGTCCGGGAAGCAACCACGGACGAACAGTCACTGGTTGAGGATTACATCTTGGCCGCACAGCATGCTGTGTTTAGTCAAGTTCGCAGGGCAGTCCACTACACTAAGTACGACCTCGTAGAGCCCCGGTTTCCTAAGGGGCCTGCGGGCGGTCGATACAACGCCGAAGCAGATACCGGCTTGTCATACTTCCCCCTCAGCTCCACCGCAGGAGAATATGCAGAGGGATATGTCAACGGTATCGAGCTGCGTGTAGTCCCCTTCCTCAAGGTTGAATCCCTTCAGTACTACGATGCTGATGGGGTTGCTCAGACACTGACAGAGGGAACAGACTTCTACGTAGTAGACGGCGGATGCAACTCACCTGCTACTCTTTACCCGTTCCCGGGAAGCGATTGGCCAGATACCCAGAGTCGAATAGACGCGGTTCGCATCACCTTCTGGGCGGGTGAAGTTGCAGAGTTGAACGTAGATACGTCAGCCCCGGCCGTACTCAGCACAAACGAGTATGAGTTCGCAGACGGCGACGTTGTAACAATTAGCTCTTCCGGAAACACTAACGAGTACTTGTCAGGTCTTGGGCTCCTCCAGGGAATTGGTGCTAGCCCTCGCAAGAAGTACTACGTACGAGACGCTTCTGGTGTCTCCTTTAACATCAGCGAGACTCTTGGAGGATCTGCCCTGTCCATCAGTGCAGACCCCAACGGAACTCACTACGCAGGCACCTTGTCACCGCTGGTACACCGAGCTATCTTGGCCACATCCAGCAGTTGGTGGATGCACGCCTGTTCCTCAGAGGCTTGTAGCTCCATGGAATCTGAGGCCATGAAACTAGCCTCTATTACTTCCGCACTCCGTTGGAACACTGCCTTAGGAAACTAACATGAAGGTCATCATCCACGGCAAACGCTGGGATCTGTCCTTCTGCAGGGTACCACCCGACAGGTTGGGAGATTGCGACAGCCCTGACGCGACTAACAAGGGTATCCGAGTATCAAAGGATCTCCGGGGTGAGAAAGCTCTGGAGATCACGCTGCATGAGCTATTTCACGCGGCCAACTGGCGTACCAGCGAGGAATACGTAGAGCGAGAGGCCCGGGATATAGCTCGGATACTCTGGAGACTCGGATATCGCAAGGACAGCGAGTAAGATTAGGGCATAACTCTATCCAAGGATACACCCATGCCTACCTGCAAACGCACCTGCGGCCGCGAATATAACAAACGAATCACCTTCCAGATCCAGTCCACCACGGAGGACGCCTACGGCGACTTCCAGCCGGGGAACTGGGTCGATAGCGTGAAGACCTACGGTAAGATCGAGACCGGTGGTGGCCTTGAAGTTTACCGAGCCCGGCAGACCAACGACCAGGTCACTGCCGTCGTAGAAGTACCGTTTAACAGCAGTACCTCTCGGATCGATGCAGCTGGTAGATTCGTCATCAACTGCAAGTACTACGAGATTTTGTACGTGCAGAATGTAGACGAGAACAACGAAGTGCTCAAGTTCGGTTGCCGTGGTGAGGGTCAAGCATGATAAATCTGGAGATGACCCAGAACGGTGCCGACATGGCCGTTGTGTTGAAGGAAGTCCCTAGCACTCTCGGCCGTAGGATGGTCCGTGCCTCCCTGAACAAAATAACCTCCCGGGGTGCCAAGCTAACCAAGGCCAATCTTAAGCGAGCCCTCCCCAGACGGGGCAAAGACGCCCGCTGGCAGCCCACAGGGGCCTTGTACGCGTCCATAGGTAGTAAGCCCGCCAAACAGCTCAAAGGCGGTAGTGGCGTCTACTGGGGGGCTTTCGGGGCACGCAGGAACAAGTCCTTCGGAGGCAACAAGCTGAGGAAGGTCAGACGTAACATGGCCAAACGTACTAACCTCGGGTTCAGGAAGATCCCCAAGGGTTCTATGCAGTTTGCCGGGTTCGCCGAAGGTCCACAGAAGAAGAACGTCATCCGCCCGTCTCGATATGCTCACTTGGTGGAAAAGGGACACGGTGGTCCTATCAAGGCACGAGCCTATCCCTTCTTGGGACCGGCCCACAGCCAGCTGACGCCATACGTGAATCAGATCATGACGCAGGACCTCAGGGTGCAGTACCCTAAGGTGTTACAGCAAGAAATTAACCGCCTGAAGAAGAAGCTCAGATAATGTCTATCATATTCAATGACCTGAAGAAGCACCTCGAAGCACAGGACGCCGTCATGGACCTGATCGGGAACCACCCGACTCATGTGTTCTACGGCAGTGTCCCCACGCATGTGGTCAACAAGAAGGGTCAGAAGGTTGCCGTAGGCCAGAACGCGGGATCCTATGACAAAATGAATCCCTACATCATCATTGAAGGTGACGGCGGGGATAAGATCCGTAGCATGGGCGGGCCGAGTGGTTTGCGAGAGAATCTGTACGCTATTCGTGCCGTAGGCAGGAGCATCTCAGAGTGCCAGAGGATCTTCCTGGCACTGGATGACGCATTGGAGCTACAGAGAACGGCAATCGGGGACAACCTGTGGGTAGAGCACTCATTCCTCAACAGCCCTAACGATACAAGTGTTGTGAGGCAGGATGGGGGTGAATTCATGCTCCACGAGATGGCCGCCACCTTGGATATCCTGTGCGAAATCACATAAAGTGTTCTCCAGATTGCCCTTAAACGGTAAACTATGAACAGCCGCAAATTAACCTTTGGAATGTACGATGTCCGACGAAAGACTAACAACTCTCAAGTTCGTAACCCGCACCGGTGAAGAGGTGGAAATGCCCGTTGCTGAGTTAATCTCAGTGGATGGCCATCCCTACAAGTCCTACACAGAAGAATCAGAAGGACTGCAGTCTCTACAGCTAGCGGTGATTCATCTCGACGGTCGAGTTGACGAGCTGACGAGTTTGGTACATTCACTCTTAAGACCGACTGAATAAGGACAACTAACATGTCTGCCCGTACTGGTATTGGTACAACCATCACGTTCGCGACAAGCAGCTTCACAGCCCTTGTACGGAACTACAACGACCTCGGTGTCGACCGAGCTATCCTCGACGTTACGCACATGGGATCCAGCGTAGCCGCTTCAACATTCAACGGTGCCGCCAGTGGTGTGTTCCGCGAAAAGTCTCCGGGCAAGCTGTTCGGTGTCAAGGACATGTCTATCGACATCCTGTTTGACCCAGACACAGTTCCTCCAGTAGACGAAGCTGCAGAAACAATCACGCTTCAGTTCCTGCCTGACACCGGTCAGTCTACAGGTGCTAGCTTCTCGTTCTCAGGCTTCATTTCTGAGATCTCAGCCGCCGTTCCTTACGACGATCTGTGCACAGCCACGATCACACTGGCTGCAACTGGCGAGCCTACTTGGACCGCTGGTGCTGTCTAAGTCTAGACACTGACAGTCTAACTGTTATACTATGAGGCCTGCAGGGAATGCCCTGTAGGTCTCTTTTACGTTGTCGCAAACAAGAAAGTCCAACATGTCCGACACCTACAACTCAAAGACATTCGCCGAGAAGCTCCGTGCCGCCTGTGCCGAGCGACTGCACCGTGCCGAGGTTCACATTGAATCCCTCGACATGACCTTCTACCTGCAGGGCCTGAACGCTGGTCGTGCCGACTTCTGGCAGACCCGTGCTATCCAGAACGAAGAGAACCCAAAGTGGGGCAGTGCTACTCAGCTGATGTTGGCACTCTCACTGGTTGATGCCGCTGGTAACTGGCTGTTCAAGTCACACGACTTTGTTGCACAGCGAGCCCTTGAGGACCTGCCTACCGACGTCCGTGACGAGCTGGCTGACAAGGCCCTTGAGCTGACTGGCATGTCTACGGGTAACCGGGAGGCGATGGAAAAAAAGTCCGAGACAACCCAAGACTGAGGTTCCGAGCGGAACTAGCCCGTCAGAGGGGTCTGAGTCTGACTGAGTTAGACGACCAGATGACCTACCAGGAACTGGAGTTACACTGGCAGACTTTCCTGCTGACGGGGTTTGAGGATTGGGTTCCGTTGTCCATCGTGGCGGCGGCACACTACGACCAGAAGCCTCACGAGATTCTCGGGGCCATGATATCGTCCTGGGTCAACCCGCCTAAAACTCAGAACGACAATGACCACGAACTGCAGACCAAGTTCAAGCACATGGCAGCCAAGATGGGGGCTTCCGAGGGTGCCACACCGCCACCTAAGGCAGAACTGACCGACAAGCTGAAGAAATACGCCGCCCAGTGACCTATTCAGTGACCCGCCGACGCAGGATACAATAGACGCACTATGGCAAACACAGTATCTTCATTCTCTGTTGGTATCTCGGCCGATGTGTCCGAGATGGTTTCCGGTTTCAACCAGGCTGCGATGTCTTCGCAGCAGCTGGTTTCAGGTATGAACTCCGTCGGTCAGTCCATGGGGGCTATCGGCGGGGGTCAGGCCTCCTCAGGGCTCGGCGAGCTAAGCCGGGTCATGGAATTGTTGGCCCTTCGCACAGAGTCCACTTCCCGTGCCGTATCTCGTCTGGCGAACAACAACGAGCGTCTCCTGGCGAAGATCTCAGCCGCCCGGCAGGCTACAAGGGGCCAGACGGATTCTATCAACGAGCAGAAGACTGCTGTAGACCAGCTAGCAAGTGCTAAGCGGGAGTTGTTTGATGCTATCAACAACACCGCTGCCTTGGACACGGCGTACATTGACGAGTCATCTGAGATGGCTACGCTGGAGCGTCTGCAGATCAAAATGCGGCAGATGAAGGACCAGCAGAAGGGTGAGAGCATCCTCGGGGACCTCAAGCAGGCCGAGGCTGACATTGAGCGTCTCAAGTCTAAGATGGGATCCTCCGCCGATGCTGCCATTGGTGGCGGCAGCGGCAGTAAGAAGGTACAGGACCAGCTCAACGAAGCGATTAACCGTCGTGCTGTAGCCATGCAGAAGCTCAAAGAGCTGCAGGATGCGCAGAACGCTTCGGCTGACGAGATGACCGTGCTTCAGCAGAAGATTGGGGACGAGGAGTACCGAATTGGTCAGCTCCGGGCGAAGAGCAAAGAAGACGAGGCCGTCCGGAAGCGGAAGGAAGAGCAGACGATACTTGAGAAGATCAAGGAACAGACCGCCGAGCGGGAAGAGCTTGAACTCAAGATCATGGAGATGATGAATCCTGCCAAGGCTCAGCAGGAGCGGATGCAGCGGGAGAAGGAGTCCCACCTGAAGAAGGTCAAGAAACTCCTAGATGACCAGGTTAGGTCTGGACAAATATCGCAGTCATACGCCAACCACCTGCTTCACATGGAGGATCAGCGTATCACGAAGACGCAGCAGGTAGCCAAGCAGCAGGAACAGGCCCTCAAGGCTCAGCGTAAGATGGGTTATGCGGCACAGCAGTTCGGCTTCTTGCTTGACGATATCGTGGCAGGTAGTGGTACCCGTGGTGTTGCTGGTGCTATCCAGGCCTCCGCGAACAACATTACAAGTATGCTTGCCTCGATGCGAGCTAGTGCCAAGGTCGTCTTCGGTGCTTCTATCATGATTGCGTTGTTGCAGATCTCTGCCCAGACGGGGCTGCTCAACAAGGCACTGGAGAAGCTCGGCCTGACAGCCGGGGATGCTGTTAAAGAGTTGAAAGAACTCCCTAAGATCCATGAGCAGATAGCCGATGCCCAGAAGGCTCACGTACAGCACCTCCGGGAAATGCAGAGGTTGCGACTGGATATTGACGTCGAGGGTGCCGCCTCTTCAATCGCTAGTCTGAATGACCAGTTGACTAAGGCCGTCATTGACGCACAGAAGGCCGGAGCGGATGCTCAGGTTGAGCGTCTGGAGAAAAACCTAGCTAGGAACAGCGGTAGCGTTGCGTCTTTCGCCAAGGCGTTCTTCGGTGGTGGTGGTCAGGATGCCGCCCTGTCTGATCGGCTTGCCCGAAATAAGATGGAGCTTGCGGGGCAGACCCTGCTCATGAGACTTACCGGCGGTATTTTGGGCGATGAAGAAGCTCGGAACCATACCATTGCGAGACGTGGAGAACTGCTCAAGGAAGAGAGGCGTCAGCAGGAAGAGGTTAAGAGGTTAACGGACGACCGCAGCGAGAAAGTAATAGCCCACGAGAAAGCCCAGCAGGCGGTCAATCGGGCTCTGGAGCTGCAGGCCATAGCAGTACAGAAGGTATTGCACCTGCGACGAGAGTTAGAGGGGCAAGTAGCCGATAGGATTGCTGATAAGAAGGCCGAAGTCCAAAGTATGCAGAACTTGCTCAACATGGGCAGGGACGAAATAACCACCGCTCAGAAACGCAAGCAGATTGAGCAGGAGCGAAGTCGTTTGCTGTTTGATATGAGGGAAGGTCAGAAGGATGTAGACCGAGCACTTCAGCGTCAGGCCGTAAACCAGAGGGCTATCCTGGCCGCCGAGAAGGAACTCAAGGCTTCTATTGCAAACAATAGCTCTACTGAAGAGAGGATAAAGTTGGGCCAGAAGCTAGCTGCCCTTAACGAGGAAGATGCTAGGTTGCAGAAGGGTGTACTGGAAGCAACATCTGAGTTCGAGGCTGCAGGCGACAAACTGCTGAAGAACCGCAAGGCTCTCATTGAGCTACAGAAGCAGTCAAACCAGAACGCTCAGGCTTCTAGGTCTACACTCCTTAGCATGATGGGTGCTATAAACCAGAAGATGGCTGACGAACTGCAGAAGACAGAACGTCGGGCAGAGTTCGAGCGTCAGATCAAGGAGATGCGAGAGGCGGGATTTGTAGACAGCAAAGACGCTGATCAGCGGATGAAGACTTTCAACATGGTGGAGCGGATGGAAGAACGCCGCAACGCCCTGTTGGAGAGACAGAAGAAACTCAAGCAAGATATCAACGCACTCTCTAACGTGAGCGTGCAGGACGCCGTGGACGCCCGTTCAACAGAAGCTGGTAAATTGTTCAACCAGAGTATACTAGACGCCATGACGGCCAAGGACAAGGACCCACAGGTTCAAGAGCTGAAGAAGATAAACGAGCAGCTTAAAGAACTGGAACAATCGGTTAAAGAGATCCCCACCCTTAACCTACAAACATCATAGAGAGATACGTCGCAATGGCAATCACAGCACTTAGATACCTCGGCCTCGGCCGGGGAAACCGAGATGTCTCTTACAAGGACGGTATATACACCGTCACCGAACCTATTGAAGTCATTACTGATGCCGCCCAACCGCAGGACGAGGACACCGGCAATCCGGGTACGTACTTTGCTACTAGTGACCCTTTGTTCTTTGTGGGTGACCCTGCATTTCCGAGCATTGGCGACGTCCATCCAGCAAATAGCAACCTGAGGTTGGAGAACATCACACGGGTCAAGCAGGATCCTAACGACTGGCAGCGGTGGACCATGGGTCTCATCTTCACGTCGAAGCAGGGTGACCCTGCCGAACAGGGTGGCGACCTTGACTTCAAGACGGAGAAGTATGTCAACTCCTTCATCGCCAAGAAGTCCTGGTCCTTCAAGAGCATAACGGCACCCCGCCGTCAATCTATCGTGTACGATGGGGCTACCCACGGTTGGACAACCAGCACATACTCCGTGCAGACCACTGCCGGGGAGCCTTTGAATGCTTCCGAGGAACTGTTCCTTCCGGTGTGTAACTACACCCGTAACGAGACGTCCACCCCCGCCGCTATCCTCACGCTGGTTGGTAGTGTCAACAGCAATACCCAGATCATCGACGGTATCTCGTGTGCCCCCAAGACCCTCCAAGTCACCAACATCACTGTTAGTGAGTGGAAGAAGGAACAAACTACGGCATTCCGTACGGTAACCTACACGTTCACTATCAACCCAAGTACTTGGGACCTGTTTGTCGTCAACAGGGGTTCTTTCGTCAAGGCTTCCGGGAAGGAGCCTCAGCGGGCTAAGATTAAGAATACAGAAGACGGTAAGTGGGTTCCTGCAACAAGCCCAATGAATCTGAGGTTTGATGACACTTCTATGGCCAATGCTGATGACTTCGGGTTAGGTAGTACCTACAACCTCGAATCTGATAACATTACACCAATCTCCAGCCCTCACATTCGACGGTACCAGCACCCTCAGTTGGTTGACCTGTCCGGATATGGATTTGACTAACAGAGGACATAAACCATGGCCGACGGTTACTACATCGCCCCTAACGACCTTGAAACATACCAGAACCTAGTACGCAACTTCACCTCTAACACAGTCACTGAGGGACTCCCTCAAACTAATGACGAGCTGGAGTTCTACTACGTCAAGCTGGATGCCGATCTGACCGCCACGACGGATGATAGTACACCCACTACGGTGGATGCGTCCGTGTACTACCCGCAGGATGATGACACCCTTGCCGACTCGACGGAGAACATCGAGATAACAAACCGGTTCAACGTAGAAGCATCGAGCGGGGACTTATTGTTGGTAATCTACCAGCACGGCGAGTACATCCCGCTGTTCGCCAGTGGTGGAGGTGGTGGGGGAGGTGGAGGTTGCACCGTGCAGTGTTCCTCTATTGAACTCTCTGAGGCTACCATACAGCACGCCCAGCTACCTGTTGGTGCCCAGTCTACGACAAATGTCTGGAGATTGCAGGACGCGTGTGGTGGTAATCTACCGGCGATTACGGTTGAGAGTTCAGACGGTAATGGTACCGTCACCTGGCCCGGAGGTGCACCCGACCTAGAGCATGATAACGCGGATGACCTCTTCAAGTTGGATATATCCAGCGAGTGTACTGCGGCCAACAATTCAGGCACTGACGTCACAGCTTCCAGCACTATCACTGCTACTATAGAGATGGATTGGTCCGTAGATCCGGCGACGATCACTTTCGATATCGATGGAACACTTCCTTAACCCAGTAGGAAGGCCGCAAAATGCCCAGCATCAAATACTCCCTACCTAAGAATCAGCTCCGAAGACTAACAACCTTCAAAGCCCGACAAGAATCAGCCCCTAGCTCTGCGACAGACCCAGGGGCCTGTGAGATCTTAGTCGACCCTCAGGCCGGTAACTTTGACCCAAGTTCCTGTACCTACAACGCATTCCATTTCGGCAACTGGACCGACACAGCGTCCACCCCAACAAGCGGAACGCGAGACACCACCAGCCAGTACCCCTATAGGGTGTACCTTAAATTGTTTGGTGGACTGGGGACCTACGACCACGGTACGGGTCACGGTTTTTCTGGGACTGGTGAGTATCCACCCCTCCTGACAGCTAACAATGGTTATATGCACACCGGTGCCTCTTACTCAGGGAGCATCCCCCTGTATCGGAGTAGCCACCAGTTGGAGTACATCAACGATGTTGTTGACGTGCAGGTGGCTACTCAGAAAATCAAGAGGACTGTTTTATACCAAGGTAGTGCCGTGTATGAGAACACGATCACCTTGCCAGTACACCTTCGCTATGTTCAGTTGATGGGGGACTCTAAATACGGAACCACATTGTCCTGTTTGAACCAGTGCATTCTCCGCTTTGAATACGGCACACCCAGCTACAGCGGTGACATAGACAGCAATGGGAACCGAGACACCAGCTATACTAATCCGGTGGCAGGGCAAGCCTTTCCCTCCACCATCACTGACTTCTGGGAAGACACTAATGGAACCGGTAACGAGGCACCCTCCACATGGCCCGCTACCTTGTCGGTTAACACAGGTGGCTTTGACCTGTTCGAGGACGCTACTTCGGTATACGAGAATGCCGCCGATCCTGTGTGGGCCGTAAACGAGTACCCCTTCGACCTAAACGGCGACTACTGGGCTCTCAAGAACAAGACCTACTACAGCCCGCAGTATCAATGGAACACGGTACACCAGTACGCAGAAAGTAATACCTCCATCCAGTGCGTGTTCAACGTACAGGGTGCCGTCGGTGGACGCTTTGCAGCCGCCCCTGAGAGTCCTGCCGCCGCGTTCTATCTGAAGCAGTATGCCCTATTGAACAGTAACTACACAGGTTCAAACACCTGGCCCAGCTACTGGAACAACACAACAGGTACGGGTAACACTGACCTACAAACCATTGGTATGTTCCAAGACCTCCACTGGGTGTCTGAACTTAACTTCAACCCCACGACGGCAGAGTTGGAAGCAGGCTCAGCCGGTAGCTCGAACTTCTACCCGTCGTTCGGCACCACAGCCACTGAGGCAATCATGCGTTGCGTCCACCGAGGGACCACCTCCTACAACAAAGACGTCGGCGGAACGATTTATTCAGACCCGTACTTCGGCGTCCGTCGCCCCTTCGTCCTTGTGCCCGGAGGGGTTTACACGAACAGCAGCGACTGGATGCCACACTGGCGAAACAAGGACTCAGCCTCAACTCAGACTGGGACCGTAAACATGATTGGCGTTGGTATAGAGATTGAGGAGACAGCCTGATGCCTACCATAGTGTTCGAGATACCCAAACGAAACCTAACCAACCTTGAGAGTCAGATCTACACTGCTACAACCACTACCGATGCAGTGTTGGAGGCCGAAGTGTGTGAGATCAAGGCAGCACCTCAGCCGGGGACACCATAATGCCGTCTTACACATTTGACATAGACAAGATCTACCTCGGCGGGACTCGCACTAACAAGTTCCTTGCCCAGACACGACCCGATGATGTGTCGGTTGCCAGTCCTATCTGCAAACTAATGGCAGTCCCTCAGCCTGGTACCTTCGCAGACGGCAACGTGCTGCTCTCTATCAACAGCGTTGGGATAACGGGTGTACACAACCCAAATCTGGGGTTCTTCGGTGGATGGGACACGACTATAAGCTCGGTAGTGCTGCAGATGACCAATGGCACAGACGAGGACGTGACCCTATCCTTCAACCAATCCCACATGTCTGATGACTTCGACATAACCAACAGCGGTAACTGGATATTCAACCAGAACTGGTCCGTGGCGAGCGGAAATCAGACCACTCTGGAGATTCTGGATGCCTCCACGTTCAGCCAGATCACGTATTCGTCATCCACATGGCGGTATATCACGGGACAGCTAGACGTCGTCGGGGACGACACCAGCACGGTGTACATCGACGGTGATGCCGGGGGTCACGTACACGTGCGATATATCATCGACTCCCTGGGCTTCGGGCAGTACGGCATAGAGGATGTCGAGTTCCGCGACAGTGATGGTAATATAACCTAGTCCGAGATCCAATCTCAATATACAAGTATTCTATTTGTTAGTCTTTGTGGCAGTCACCTCCAGTTGGTATACTAGCCCTATAACAAACACGTAAACAGGAGTTCACCATGTCCGAACCTATCTTTATCACCACCGCCGTGCAGACGTCGAAAGGATCCATTTCCTCCAAGGCCACGGTCTCTATGGACGTCGTCAAGTACGACGAAGTAGAACTGGCACCGGGTGAGTCCCACGAAGTTAAGC